ACTCGCGAGCTGCCACTGGGCAACCTGAAAGCCGAGCATCGCACCGCCTGCAGTCAGCATGATCGCCATCAACCAAACCTCTACTCGTCTCCACCAGTGGCGGGCGACGAAATTGATTGCGCATCTGTCCATCAGTTCATCCCTCCCAGTTTGGTGCGCAGACGAGCAATCTCTGCGCTCTGCGATGTGACCTTGTCGGTGAGTTGAGTGATCTGGCTGGTAAGGGCTTCGATCTTCCCCTCCATCCGGCCGACAGCAGCGGCGAGCTCGTTACGCTCCTTGGCGAACTGGTCAGATCGAGCCTCGGCCTCTTTGCGAGCCAGGCGTTCCGAGTCGAGCAGTTCGTTCAATCGGCGGACCGTGCCGATGTCGGCATTGTCCATCGCGCGGTCGGCAGCATCCTTGGAGAGGAATTTCCTCAACCACAGGAAGCCACCCAGCAAGATTGTGCCCGTACCGCCCAGCCAGGTAGCTGTGCCTGGGCCGAGGTCGGTTGGGTCCATCTTTACTCCGGAATAAAAGGGCCTTCAGGGCGGCCAATGAGGTGCGAGGTACGAATGAGGCCCCCATTGAACATGACTATCAGCGATTCCGAGGGATTTGGGGAACGGGTGACGCAGGAATACTCAGCTTAAACAGCTGATTTCCTAAACTGCACGAAAAAGTCTGATTTGGTATCGTTACCGATCGGACAAATGAGGATTTTTCAATGGCATTTTGGCAAGTCGACTACACACAGGATGGAGAGCGGAAAGTAATGATCTTCGAAGGGCATCACGATCTCCCAGAACTGGAGACCGTTTATGAAACTCTCTTCGATCATTGTCAGCTTCGAAAAACTGGTTGCAGTTCGCTCGCAGACGTAATGGCTAAGAACGATATTGTCGTTCTCAACATACGTGAGGCGGACGACGAATAAGCGAAAACAAAAAACCCCGCTAGCTAAATGGCGGGGTCTTTGGAAGCAAGTTGCCGTAGGCAAAATACTCAATGTGGTCAAATGATGCCGCCAGCCGTGCGGGAAGTCAATCTGAATCTTTAAAGAATTTTTTTGATCGATCCGAGCATTCCGAGAGCTGCTCCTCAATCCTTGTCATGCCCCACTTCGCGCTCTCATAGTTGAGTTTGTATTTCTGCCTCAACCCCCTAGCTACCAAAAGTGCCTCATAACCGAAATAGCCAACTAGATCGGCATCCGCCTCAAGCGCATCGTCCGTATCAAGATAAGCCTCCCATCTTGCGCGTATCCCGTCACTACCTAACTTCACGTCATTCTCAAGCCACGCAATGCGACAGGCCAAGGAACGATCAATCTTCGAAAGCATTACTGGATCGATATCGAGGTTAGGTTTCGCGCAGCTGAAATTTCCAACGTTTTGGCTGCCGCGCATTTGTGACCACATTTCGTGAAACGACCAGTAGTTATTGGCACACTGCGCAGCTAATCCATCAAGCTTCGATATCAGATGGATAGCGTCAATCTCAGCTTCTCGCAGGGCCTGTTCTTGACGAACCCATCGATCTTTTATTATCCCAATCAGACCAGTCACTAGCGCAGCGATCACGCCGCTACCTGCTGCGATTTTGAAAATATCCCCCGACACGAGTCCTTCCATAGCTTTTCAAGCCGCCTCTTTCATTTGATAAAGTACAGCCGCAACTGGGCTTAGGGCCATTCTATCAAGGTCCTCGCAGCACTCGAACGATAGCCGAACAACCGGCTCCCAATCCCGTGTCCAAGCACACGACTCCAACCTCACTCCGAACTCACCCATCAGCCAAGAACGGAACGCCTCTGGCTTGATCAGCGGATCGTCATTGGCAGACTGGCCGCCCTGATGCATGTAGCGATACCGGCGCATCACGCCCTTCACCACGTACTCCAGCTTCTCCCTCTTGCCGGCCGTCATCCGCTTGGACTTCGACATGACCATGCCGAACACCACGCCCTCTGCCGCCTCGTTTATGTCGTCGTCACGGTTGGAGGCGTACATGTATTCCCCGAACACACGTACCTGTGGGTGCAGCTTGGCGATAACCGACTGTATATGCCCGGCCAGTGCGCTGTGCATCGCATGGTTGGCCGTTGGACCTCGTTCCGTGCCCTGCACCACCACGCCGAGCTGAACGACGTCAGAGGACTGGCCAGGAGCCGGAATGTAGGTGCAGTCATGCCACGCCTGACGTGCTGAGTGGATTTTCATGCTGCTGCCCTCTTCAATTCTCTGGTCAGTGCCCGGTACTTGGCTGTCAGGGCTTTCAATTCTTCGATGGTGTACTTTTGCGGCTCGTGCGGACCCTCGAGCCATTCCAAGTTGACGATGCCGATGCGGCGCACCAGCTCGAGCCGGTACTCAACAACGTTGCCGGACTTATGCTGATTGCACGGGACGCACTGCTTGTGGCAGTTCAGCGGCTCGAAGCGCAGCGCAGGGTTGCTCCCGACGGTCCGGTAATGCCCAGCGTCGTACTTGCCTTCGTGATGCCGTCCGCAGCTCACGCATGGCTCGCCCATGTCGCGATGACGGACCCACTCGTTGAACGCCTGCTGGGTGTCCTTCATGTGGTCGCCGCGGGACTTCAGTTTCTCCTTGCGGGCCTTGATTTCTTTGCGCTCGATATCAGCCAGCGCCTTGCGAGCCTGCGGAAGGTTCTCGGCGGGCATGGCAATGGCGCAGGCTGGTCCGCAGACCTTTTGCATCGGGCGCAAAGGCAGGAAAACTTCGGAGCAGTGGGCGCACTTCTTGGCACGTGGAGTGCGCTGGGGAATGCCACTGGCCTTGAGTGGTACCTTGCGTTGCAGTGAGGTGCGCTTCATGCAGCTGCCTCACCGATCAGGTCACCGAAAAAGACGCCCAGCGCCGTGAACTCGGTCAGGATGCGGTCGGTGTACGCGATGCCCTGAGCGCGATTGAACAGGCTGGTGACCGGGAAACCGTCTGGCCCCAACAGCTTGTTGTCGCCCATCAGGTCGAGCTTTTCCTCGTAGCTCAGGTGTTTGGTGGTCCGGTACCAGGCCGCGCGGTAGTCCTCGTCCTCATTGATCAGAATCTGAACGCCATGGTGCAATTTGCAGTACTTGCGCGCCTCGCTGGCGTCGCCGATCTGGGTCATCTCGGATATGCGCTTGTAGAAGGCGAACCACAGGGCGTTCTGGTCGAGCGTGCGGTCCTTGCCCGGGCGGAGCGACACCACGACGAACTTCTTGTCGCGGAACATCGCCGTCATGCGTGTGACGGCTTCGGTGAGCTTGGATTGACAGTTCACGCTGATTTTGTCGGTCATAACTCCGCCCTCTTCGATTGCAATTCCTCGGCCTGCCGCTGGAGCAGCGCGAGGCGTTCGGCCAAATCATTGGCGGCCTTGATCTTCAATTCGTGCCTGCGCCTGGCCGAGGCCTTGCTCATTTCGCGCATGCTGTCTCTCACCGCCTGAAGTTTTTCGCGGACGTCTGGACTCGGGTTGGCAACCTGGCCGGTGATCAAGCCAGCAATGGCCTGGCCGTCCTGCGTGACGGGCACCACGTTCAAATCGGCCAGGTACAACTGCCCGCGCTCTTGCGGGATGCGCTGCATCTGCACGGCTTTGGTGATGGCCTCGACACGGCGATTGGCGTCGAAGCCGACTGAAACCCGCCAACTGACGGCCTTTTGATCATTGCGCGCCTGAGCCACCAGTCGTTCGTAAGCGCTGATGAAGGCCATGCGCGCGCCGATCTTGTCTCCGGCATCCAGGACGGGTTTTGCGGCAGCCAGAGCGAGGTGGATCTCGTCGGTGAGCACGACAGTCTCGTACTCGTCGTTGGTGGTCATGGCGATAGCCCATGCCTCGTCCTTGCCTGGGCGGCCATCGGAAGACTGGACGCGCCGAAGGATGTCAGCCATTGCCAACTTTCCCTTCACTTCGAAACGGCAGGCCTTCAGCGCGGCTTTGACGATCGGCACCGAGTAGGCACACAGGTCTTCAGCCATGATCGCTGCCGTGCCGGGGTTCATTTCCTGACCCATGGCTTCAGCGGTTGCGCAGATGGCGGCCGCTAGTCCTGCAACCTGCTGATCGTTCATTTCAGAGGTATTCATTGCGGTCACCTGCTTGGCGTTTGGCCAGAACCATCTGGGCGGCCTGCTCCGCTGCGGATAGATTCGCCTCGGTCCTTTCCATCTGGCGCGCAGTTGTGCCGTTGACGCGCTGACCGGTTACCCACTGGGTGTGATAACTCTCTGCGTTTGCCAGCAGTTCGTTGAGGCTGTGGCATTTGCGCAGGACGGTGGCATCGCTGGTCTTCAGGAAGTGGGCAGCGACGTGATGAGCGACATCAGCGCCGAGACGGTCGACCAGTTGGCCGAGTTGACCACCGACCTTGGCGTTCCACACTGGCCAAGCGCTGTAACGCTTGCGGTAGGCCATGGCGTAGTTCGCCCAGACCTTGAAGGTTTTGCAGGTTCGATCTTTCGGCCCAGGCATATCGGCAGGAATCTCAACCCGTGGCGTGTCGGCGCGATCGTCAACCACAGCCAAACCGCAGGACTGGCCCGGCTCGCCGGGAGGGTCTTGCAATTCCTGACTTGTACCCTGATTGGTATCCTGATTACTTGTATCCTGATTTGTCGGAGATTTTTCCGACCCTTGCCCGGATTTTTTTCCGACCTTGATCGGATTTTTCTCCGAGGTAGCTCGGATTTTTTTCCGAGCCTTGCCGTCTGGTAGGGTCGGATATTTTTCCGACCCATCGAGCTTCTGATTCCACTCGACGGCCTTCGCTGTCAGACGAAAAAGTGTGATATTTGAAGTGCTGGAAAGCTCAATCAAACCGGCCTCTTCCAGAGCCTTCAACATGCGGTAAGCGGTATCAGGCTTGTCAGTGAGCAGCGGAAGCTCCTCGATGATCTTCGCCTTGCTCAGCGCAAAGAAAATCCCGCCATCGGTCTTGATTGGCTTGGTCCAGCTGGGGCAACCGTAGACGAAGGCAAACAGCAAGGCCTGCTGAGAATTCAGCCCCCACTCCAACGCCTTCACCTGATTGATCGTGACGGTGTACTGCATATCAGGACTTCCCGACCTTTTTGGTCCGGCTCATCAGGCAGCCTTCAGCGATTCGCGCAGCACTTGAAGCGCGTCGATCGCTTCTTGAATGGCTTTGTCGCCCTGGGCTTTTTCGTGCTGGCTGATGTGATTGTCGATAGTGGCGTCGTAGACCAGGCGCTTTACGTCACCCGACTCGGCGGCGAGATGTGCCAAGGCCGCAAGCAGAGGTTTAGGCGCTGGGCGCTGGCGCTCAACGACATCGCAGCCGAACTCGTCAGCAAGCGCCTTAAGCGGCCGCAGATCATTCGTGTGCAGCAGAATCCCGAACAGATGCTCAATGGTCAGGTGATGAGCATCGTTGTCTGGGTTGGCGCGCTGGAGCAGGCTCACGTGAGCGACTCCCATTTTCGCTGCCAGGCTCTTGGCCTCGTTTTCGAGTACTGCGCTCTGGCAGGACCGCAAGAAATTTTCCATTCGTAAAACCTCTGTTCTGTTTCCGTGGCACTCGGTACTGAGGCCGATCAAAATTTGGTCATTGAGGCGGCGAACAAACGGCAGCTTAAGCAGCCATTTCTGCCCATGGAAACGACGGACAAAGGGACTCTTTTTTAAAAGCACCTCCGGTCAAAGCCTCCGCCCGCTTGGCAATCACTGGAGACATCCCATGCTTTTCCCGAACCCACCCAGACACGGTGCTTTGGTCAACTTTGAGCTTTTCAGCGGTAGCCTCTTGGGTGCCGAAGAAGGCAACGAGGTCCTTGTAGATACTGTTCATGCTGCCCCTCCATACGGGAATACCCATATACTAGTTTATGGGAATGCCGATTTGCAAGGATATGGGAGCACCCGTAATACTCGCTGCATGGAATTTAAAGACCGGTTAAAGGCCGCAAGGCGGCACGCAAAGCTCAACCAAGGTGAACTGGCTGTCCGCGCTGGCATTACGCAGACGTCTATCTCCGACTTGGAGCGCGGTAAATCGAAAGCCACGGCGCACGTCGCGAAACTCGCAGACGCATGCGGCGTACGCGCGCTGTGGCTGTCTGACGGCAAGGGCGAAATGACGGTCGCGAGTAATCAAAGCGAGCCCTCCAACGTTGCGATAATCGCCCAGCCAGAGCAGATGCACCGCTACCCGGTAGTTAGCTGGGTGACAGCAGGCGCCTGGTCTGAAGCGGTGCAGCCATTCCCGGACGGCTTCTCAGATCGGTACGACATCTCGGACTACAAGGCGAAAGGCCCGGCGTTCTGGCTGGAGGTAAAGGGCGATTCAATGACGTCAACGTCTGCCCCCTCAATACCAGAGGGTTCGCAGATCCTGGTCGATACAGAAGCTGATGTCCGCCCAGGGAAGCTGGTGATCGCGAAGCTGTCAGGCAGCAACGAGGCAACGTTCAAGAAGCTGGTGGAGGATGGCGGCATCAGATACT